TTCCATTGCCTGAATTGGTAGTTAGACTGTTCAATCAGGTTAACTTCTTGCTTGCTGCTATTTTTATTGCCTTCTTTTTTCGGTGAAACAAAGCCGGGCTTGTTAAGATATTTATTGTAAATGTATTGATATGCCGCCCTGCAATCACTCTCTTTTATACCTGAACCGTCCGCCGGCCAATAAAATCCGCCTTCTTTAAAACATTGATATTGGCGTGAAATAGGGGTAGCGACAGAACCGTGTCTAAGCTGTGCCGAAGCCTGCTCTTTGGTAGTGGAAACTTGCTCCTGAGCCAATGCGGCGGTGGAAAATAATGAACATGAGGCTAATACCAAAAGGGTTTTCTTTAATAACATTGAAGTTGTTCCTCTATGATTTAAACCCGTCATAATTGAGGCTGCATCTGTGTCGTTTTGATGCAACGCCAAATATTGGGCGTAACGGCAAGTGGATAAATGAGTCGATAAACGTTTAGGTAACAGCACTAAAAAATACTTAAGCATTATTGCTGATATCTCGATAAAATTAGTGATATTCATCACAATAATGCGAGAGGGTGAGATTTAATTAATTAACTTATTGAATATTTCACAAGGTGAAGAGAAAAGTTTCTTCTCTGAACATCGCTCTCAGAGACCGATGGCGAGTGGGGGGAAGGGTCAACGATGTGATGGCTTAACCTTTGTGGCAAGGCGGGGCGTTGTCCGGTTGATTTTCCTGCCGCCATTGGGCCGGTGATACGCCGTGGACCTGTTTGAAGGCTTTAGAAAAATGCAGTTGGTTTTCATAGCCGACCGAGATCCCCACCACTTTTATCGCCGTCCGGCTGTTGCGCAGCAGGCTGGTGGCGAGCGTCATGCGAAAGTTAAGCAAGTACTCCTTTGGCCCGATACCGTAAGCCCCCTTGAACAATCGGCACAGGTAACTGCGGTTGATATTGCAGTAGGCGGCCAGGCGTTCAATGGTCAGGTGTTCGTGGTAACGGTTTTCAATCAGTTTGACCGCTTTGTGCAGATGTTGCGTCTTGTCGCTGGGGTGTTCGTCGCTGCCCTGTAGCGCATTGTCGATCAACGCAGAAAAAAACAGATAGCTCAGGCCGAGGGTCTTCAATCGATGTTCATCATCATGGCTAACGAGCTGTCGCAGGTAGCTCAGGGCCTGGGGAGTCTCGTCAGTCTTGCGGGGGCGATAAATCGGGAACTGGCGGCTCAGGCGGCACTCTTCGAAAATCTTGCCGGCCACCAGTCCGTCGACCTCCAGCCACATGTAATGCCAGGGATCTTTTTTATCGGCGCGATAGGTGGTTACGTCGTGCGGGTGGATCAAAAAACCCTCTCCGGCAACTACCGGAAATGCACCGTATTCGCTGTGCAGTACGCCGGTTCCGCTTATCACATAATGAAATAGATAGTGCTGCCGCACCGCCGGGCCGAAGCTGTGCCCTTTGTCGCAGTTCTCCTCACCATATTGGTACAGATTCAGCTCAATATTGTCGGTGCGGCTTAGGGTGAAACTCTTATGCATCAGGCGATGTCCTGGTTTTCTTGTCCACGCTAACAGTGTAGCGGCCATGCGCTAGGTGGGTAAACGCCAAATCCAGACCTGGCTCACAGTTTTTGCGCTGCGTCGTTTTTCGCCATAATGAGGTCACATTCATCCATATCCGGCTTAGGGATTGCAGGGTAATTTCAGCCTATCGAAAACCAGTGCAGCGGAGAAATACGATGATTAAAGTAACTTTTATGGGCGCAGGCAGCACCATCTTCGCCAAGAACGTACTCGGCGATATCATGGCAACGCCGGCATTGAAAGAGGTGGATATCGCGCTGTACGACATTGATAGCGCCCGTCTCAATGAATCTTTCGCCATGCTCAGCAATATCAATCGCAATATTAACGCCGGCAGGGCGAAGATCACTCCCTACCTCGGGGTGGAAAATCGTCGTTCGGCGTTGAAAAATGCCAATTATGTGGTTAACGCCATCCAGGTTGGCGGTTACGATCCTTGCACTATCACCGATTTCACCATTGCTAAAAAGTATGGCCTGCAGCAAACCATTGCCGATACCCTGGGGATAGGTGGCATCTTCCGTGCGCTGCGCACCATTCCGGTGATGTTTGACTTCGCCCGGGATATTGAAGCGGTATGTCCGGATGCCTGGCTGCTGAACTACACCAACCCGATGGCGGCCTTAACCGGTGCCATGCTGCGCCATACCGAAGTGAAAACGGTGGGGTTGTGTCACAGTGTGCAGGTCTGTGCAGAGACGCTGCTGAAAAGCGTGGATATGCCTACCGATGATGTCCAGTTCCACATCGCAGGCATTAACCATATGGCCTGGTTGCTGGACGTTCGCCGCCATGGCGAGGATCTGTACCCGGAAATCAAGCGTCGCGCCAATGCGCTGCAGGGCAAACATGATGATATGGTGCGCCATGAAATCATGAAAACCTTTGGCTATTACGTTACCGAGTCTTCGGAACATAACGCCGAGTACATGCCTTATTGGATCAAGCGTAACTATCCTGAATTGATTGAGCGCTTCAATATTCCGCTGGACGAGTACCCGCGCCGCTGTATTGAGCAGATTGAACAATGGCAACAGCGCAAGCTGGCGCTGACCAATGACGCCAACCTGACTCATACCCGCACTCATGAGTATGCGTCTTACATTATTGAAGCGATGGAAACCGATCGTCCGTACAAGATTGGTGGCAATGTGCTCAACAGCGGTTTAATTACCAACCTGCCTGCCGAGGCCTGTGTTGAAGTGCCTTGCCTGGTGGATGGGCAGGGCATCTCGCCCTGTTACGTCGGTCATTTACCGGAGCAACTGGCGGCGCTCAACCGCACCAATATCAATACCCAACTGCTGACTATCGAAGCCGCGGTAACCCATAAACGCGAAGCGATTTACCACGCGGCACTGCTGGATCCGCATACTTCAGCCGAGCTTTCGATTGATGATATCCGTAAACTCTGCGATGAACTGATTGAGGCCCACGGTAACTGGCTTCCCGCCTACCACTGATCGCCAAACTAACTGTATTACCTCCTCAAAACGCACAAGGCGCGGGGCTTCCTGCGCCGTCATAAATGGGATGGTGAGCCATGTTTTATTTAAAGAACAAGAACTTTTGGATCTTCGGTGCCTTCTGTTTTTTCTATTTCTTTATCATGGGGGCGGTGCTGCCGTTCTTCCCGATCTGGTTGCATGACGTCAACCAACTCGACCAGCAACAAACCGGTCTGGTATTCGCCTGCATGGCGCTGTTTGCGTTGGTGTTCCAGCCGATTTTTGGTTTTGTCACCGACAAATTTGGCCTGAAGAAACACCTGCTGTGGATGATCATTTTCCTGCTGCTGTTTCTGGCACCGCTTGTTGCGCGTCGCGAAAAATGAAAAAGCGGGCCACTTAAAATGAGAACCCGCTAACTTTTCTAATTATTATCAAATTACCCGAATTTAAATACCCAATCGAGATGCGAGCACCGCATCCGCTTCGGACGCCGAATGTAGGTGTAACATATCCCTGAATGTTCCATAGCAGCCCGTTGTAGTACTGCCAGGTGTACCGACTACTAGGGAAGCTGTCCGATCGCGCAGGTCTGCAAGGGCCCCCGTTGACGAGGTCGTTTTCATCGCGAACTTACCTTTTTCATAACCGGTGATAACACCGGATGTCACATCGAATAATCCAGCCGCTGGCACGTAGTCTTCATACAGTGTGGCTCCAACCATCAACGCGCCACCAACAGCCGCTGGCCAGCCTGAATCTCGAGTACCAAAACGCCAAGACTCAGTGATCGCTTGGTTGTTCGTAATCATCGTTCGCATATACGCCATAGGCAGACCGGAGATTGGGTAACCGAACGTAATACCATTAGCGTCAGCCCTATTACTGTCGCTCATACAACCAGCCAAGAGATATGTCGCGGCCTTCTGCATCACAATACTGCCCCGGCTTTGGAGCCAGGTACCACCGTTAGACGTAATTTGAACATTGATCGAACGGGTCGATGCGTCATACAGCATCTGGCCAGGTGGTGTGCCTTTTGATACTGCCAACAGATCGCCTGCCTCACCGAGCAAGTTATATACGGTCAGAACGTTACCTGCGCTGTCCGTTTTGATGCCAAAGGCCGGTGTCAGAGATACAACAGTTCGCTCAAACATTGCATTGAGCAAAAGGAAGTTAAACCGTTCGATACAGCCTACTTCGTCGGGAATATGCCCACCGTCCGCCAGCACGCGGCTCTTGTAGCTAGCAAACAATGCTTGCGGATCAAGAATCGATGCTGAAAGGTCAAGTGCGGGACGGAATCCTGTATAGGCTTTTCCTGTGTTAATTGCAGCTACCATCAGATTTCTCCAGTCAAGGGAATACGGTCTAAGCACATCCAGTTATAAAGCGGGAACGGAACCCCGGAACGCGTCACCCATTTAGAAATGACAGGCGACGAGTCGCGAAAGCACGTTGTGGGGTAAACACTGCCGTTTGCGTGGGGTTGCGTATTCGTAAATCCGATTAGCAACACGTCATCAGCAGCCGGAGCCTTATCAAATTCAACACGGATCGTATTACCGTCTACGATTGAGACATTCACCACGGTGGCGCTATTGCGCTCCAGGCTGATGCCTTTACCAGGGCAATCACGGATAAATGCGCTGTCGATGACAATTGGGGTATAAGGGACATCACAGAGTAAATCCGCAATCGCGCCGTTCAGCGTTACATTTCGAATTTTCAGTCCAGTCCACGTGCCTTTCTTTTCCGTGTCGTAGAGATGCCAGTGGATAGCCTGAGCCGTATATTCGCCCTGGAGGACTTTACCGGCCGCATTTAAATGGCTCATCGTGCCGTCACTAAACAGCCAGTTCAGGGGATATTTGGGACCATACATGATGGCTGTATCCGGGTTGTGGCGCACATACGCGGTCTGGTCAACAGCAGTGACTGAATATGGCTGTACGACGATAGTTTCCCCGGTAGGGTTTCCCTCTTCGTCAATTTCACCCGCTTTGGTATTCACACGGCTTCCGACCTGCCCAATAACAACCAAGAAATGTTCGGTTTGACCCGTGATAGGCGTTACATCGGCTTGGAAATCAGAGAAATACTCTGTCTCTTTAGCCAGATAATCGCCTGGATTTGGGTTATCGCCATTGTCGTTGTCGCTTTCACCATGCTCCATAGTCAGGAATTTAAATGAATAGGGTTTCCCAACGGCATCAGCAGCGGTTTTATAGAGTTGAATTAATGCCAACCCCTTGTTGTACGGGACAGTGCCTTTTTTGATTTTGGAGAACGGGGCACCACCAACCGCGAACCCTGCGTGCATAAAGACCACGTTACCCGGTGTAAATGACATCAGCTTATTGTAGAGCGGCAAGACATTACCCTGCCGATAACCTGGGTATGACATATCATTGATCGTCGTTCTGTCAGCGTTCCCCATTCCGCGCCCGCCATCACCTTCTGGTTTACCGTTGGTGGCAGCGAGCAACCGCCCACGATAGGCTGGGTCACGGTTCACCACGTTTGTATTTCCGGTTTTGTCATATGGGGTATTCAAGGATTGGCCTGTCGATCCACCGCCATGAATTTCAGTCGCATCGAGCGGCATTTCACGAATAGACGGGATATACATAACGCCTGCACCAGCAGCAGCTTCGCCACCAGGCAAGTAGCTGAAAACCATCCCGGCATCAGTCAGTTTCTGAACGGTAAGAACGGGGCGCTCAGACCACACCACCGTATTATCCCATGCGGCCGCAGGAACCCCGCCAGAGGTCACTAGTTTGGCTCGTGATTCGCCCAATTTGTCTTGCAGCGGCCCATCAACACCAGGAATGAATACGCCGCCATTATCATCAATAGCGAATAGAGCTGTTTTCAAATCAGCGGCAAAAATGACGTGCTGGAACCCCACAATGGTGCGAGAGAACGTTGTTGAACAGAGTGTGTCTAAGCGCTCTTGCAGTACATCATCGGTGCCGACGATGCGAATGTCACCGTTGTCGTTAATCGTCAACAGGCCATCAATCCCATTTCTGGTAACGATAGCGTACTGCAAATTTTGATAGCGGTTCGCCAGGTCTTTCGGAATAAGTTGCTCGACATAATCTTGCAGTGATGACTTCAGTCCTGCTACCCACAGGCCAAAATCATTATCAAGCGCGAGAGCCGTTTCAGAAGGCCCACGTAGGCTCGATAATATCCATTGCCAATTGTTTGAACTGTACTGGTTTAGAACCTCTGTCGTCTTCTGCAACGACGCCTGTTGTGCAGACAGTACAGCCATAAAGTCATTCAAAATCCTGACTGAGTTCGAGCTGGGCGCGTCAGTAATGAGTAACGCAGTGCCATTGTCGTTCTGATAATATTTGAACGATTGTTCACTATCCAACCCCTGGGGAACACTAAAATATTGTCCGTTTTCGGTTTTACTCAGTCCCTCCTCAACCGTATCAAATACGCTGGATTGCGCCGAAAGTCGTTCATTTATCAATGAAACAATAACCGTTGAGATTTGGTTATATTTAAACTTGTCTGGTGCGACATTTGATAGCTTGAGAATATTTAACAGCTCAAGCATGACGATATTAAACCAGTCTGCGCCTGGGTAGGACGCCTTGTCTTTTTCTTCGGTAAAATAGCGAATGCTGGTGCTTTCAACATCGCTAACTTTTGGCATTACTTCGACGCCGCTTGGGTTGTCAATATGGAACATGATGGAGCTTCCTTAGGGCTTCGCAGGCCATTCAATGTTGGGGGCAAGTTCGGGTTCAACACGCATCAGCAAGACGCGGTAGCGGCTCCAGGCTTCAAGTTTGGCAATCTCATCTTCCGTGGCGATGCCGTATTTAACGGCGTCACTGAGGACGGCAATTTCTTCATCGGCTTCATTGCGTAATGCATTCTTTTTCTGGCGGGCCTGCGCGACCTGGTTTTTTACCACTGCATCCTGATTGGTCACCCAGCCGGTGCCATTCCATTCGTCATAGGGAGTGGCGGGCATAATGAATGTCAGGGTGTCAGGCAACGCGCCAACATCTGAAACGACGACAGGCGAACCATCTTCAATGTGATAGGCAGTCTTTCCCCGGTGGTCTTCAACATAAACCCAGTCCAGACCTGCCCATTGGGTCGCGAACCCTAATTTAGGCTCTGGTGGTTCAACAAATGTATTACCTTCCGGGAGTATGAAATATGGCTCAGGGACAATATGAATACCGCCGAGATTATCGTAATATTTTTGCCCGGTTTTATCCTCAAGCTGTTGCCATTCCCCATTTTCGAACAGCAATACATATCCCGCGAGTTTTTTAGGTGGTTCAATAAGCGTCATACCGTCAGGAATAACTTCACTCAATTCCACGATAACTGAACCATTACCGAATTTATCCCAGTAGCGTGTCCCACGGTTATCACGCATGTAATCCCAGCCTGTCCCATTCCAAACGCCGGTAAAGCCACTCTGCGGCTCACATTTAACTGTAGTGGTATTGGCAGGTAATCCCGTACCCGCCGGTATGATGGTCAGCCCACTACCGATAAACACACCCTTGGCGTCGAAGTGGAACAACCACAGAGCCTGGTTAGTGTCAGAGAAAGAAAATTCACTCATTACGCGAGCCTCACGATGTAATTAAATGCGATGTTCTTGACGGTGGTTTCC